TTGTTAAATTCTGTAATCTCTTATTTCTGCCCAACGTTCTTCTGTCGTAAGTTCATTTCGCAGTTTCCAAAATATTCTTAATCGTTCTTTTAATGGTGGATAACTCTTACCATCTGGATGATTGTCCATATAATATTTTTTAGAAGTGTATAAGAAAAAATTATAAATTATTCTTTTAATGTATTTCATACGTATAATGTAATTGTTACGATCATTAATAACCAACAAATTATGATTAATAATAACCAAGGGTTAGGTTTGTAATCATCAAGTTTCATTATTTATCCTTATAAATTTTGACTGCAATAATCACAGTAATAATTAATGTTGCAAAAATTGCTAAATCAACGACTGCCATTTTTCTTTTTCCTTTCTTTCCCAAAAGCATCATAAATTTTATGATATCTTTTTAATGCACCAGGAAGCCAACTAGGTTGTTTTTTCTTTTTCATTAGTGCCTGAACTTCCTGATATCTAAAATTGCTTGCTCTGGAGTATAATTGTACTTTTGTCCCATTGCTACAAAAAAATTTATAACTCTTTTTTGAGCTTCTTTTTCATTTTTAGGTTTTGCTCCACCACAATAAATATGTTCTGCTATCAAACTATTCAAATCATATTTTTTTGTGAGCATTTCAATCCATTTATACATAGGATGATTTTTATCTATAAATATTTTTTTCATAATAAACTCCATAATGCAAAACAAGTTACCAATAAACTAAATCTTGGCAACAACGCGTAAAACAAAATTAACGTTCCTAATAAAAATAGTATCATTTGATTCCTTGATATTGTTTAATTATATGGTCTGCAATGTCATTATTAATTAAAACATAACCTGTGTCATCTAATTGTAATTTTAAGTTACAAAGTTTTTCCTTACATGCCTTAAAGAATATATCGTTAGGCAAATCGCTTTTAGGCACGGCTTTAGCTATGTCTTGTATCTCTTTTAAATACTCAAACCAATCTTTTGCCATTATTGCATTCTCCAAGAGTTGATTGTTTTATTTACTTGATCTAATAAAACAGTAAATTTTTCAATAGTTGCATCAAATGTCATTGAAACTTTCCTATGATTTACAAACATTGAAATTGTTTTTTCCTTACTGCAATATTCTACAGAAAAAGATTCTATATTAAGCGGATTTAATTTAAATGATTCGCCTGATTCTAATTTTATTTCTGTAACTACATCCATATCCCACGAATATATGAATTAAAAAGACAAAGTCAAGCTAAAATAAATGTTTATTTTTAATGGTTATTGACAAATTATCCCATAATATCTAATAATAGCCTATGAAATTATATCGCTTTAATGCACATTATGCAGGGCAACATATAACAGCAGATGTTAAAGCACATAATGATGATGAAGCGAAAGTAAATTTCATAAATGAGTTAAAAGAAGGCAGAGGAACATGGAGAAAAGATAGCTTTTATACTCCTTCCAAAGTTTTCATAGCTTATGAAGAAATAAATGATGATAGAAACGTCACAGTCTCTGTTACTAAAAAAGATCAGCTTGGAGTCCAAGTGGAACCAGTTGTATCTGGATAATGGTTGCGAGACACCAGACATGAAATGGATAGATCTTGAATTGAAAAAAACAAGACTAGCAATGAGAGATCTAGCTAATGTAGTTGCAAGACAAGAATTATTGAGAGAATACTCAGATATTTCTAGTTAAGGCAATAAAAAAATAGAATAGGTAAAATTCTAAGGGATATTATTGTCTTTTAAATTAAAATCTACTTTTGTAAATAAAACTTTACCGTTTATATGTTGTTTAGATTTTTCTAAACATATTGGACAAACAAAAATATTTTCATCCTTTGTTTTTCTAAAATGCACAGGAGTTGCACAGTGTGGACATACACCTAAATTTATTTGTACATCTTCTAAATCCATTATGCATCTCCCCAGTCCTTTCCAATTGCTACATCTACCTTAGATGGAACCACTAATTCTGGAATAGAACTTTCCATTATTTTTTTAATTTGTTCTGAATCTTTACTCTCCCTAACACTAAAGCATAATTCGTCATGTATTTGCAACATAGGTAAAAACCCAGCATTATAGCAGTCAATCATAGCTTGTTTAACTTGATCTGCAGCTGATCCTTGAATTAATCTATTCAAAGCTTTAAAAGTACCAGATCTTCTAATGTTATTTACACCGTATTTTTGAACTGCATCATCGTAAGTTGTTGATTTATTTAATCCCCAACTAGCAACTTCCCATTTATCAAATCTGCAACGTCTTCCTCTTATGGTTCTTATAGATCCATTTGTTTCTGCTGATTCTTGACACTTTGATGCTAATTGTTTTACGAAAGGAACTTTCTTATTGTATGCGTCCAAAAGTTTTTTTGCTTCTTCTTCTCCAATTCCAAGTTGAACGGATAATTTTTTGGCGCCCATTCCATAAAAAAGTCCCAAGTTAATAGTCTTTGCTTGTCCTCTAGGTATGCCCGCCATATCTGCAACTGTTTGATGGAAATCTGCGTCGTCTTTCTCATAAGCTTTAATTAATTGATCTGATCCTTTAAATCCAACCGTATAAGCATAGTGTGCCACAAGTCTTGGCTCCTGTTGCGAGTAGTCGAACGAGCCCCATAATAAATCATTATCAGGCTTAAAGATAGATCTAATTTTAGGTCCAAACTCCTTATTTTTCGCTGGAACTTGTTGTAAATTTGGATTTGACATTGATAATCTACCAGAAACTGTGCCCCCAGAATCTGATTTTAATTGATTAATTTCTGCGTGAATTCTACCCTTGTGTTGATATTTAATAATTGAATCAATAAATGTAGATGTAAATTTATTTATTTCTCTAGCTTCTCTTAAATATTTTGCTATTGGTGCAGGACAATTTAACAGCCAATTAGCTGTAAAACTAGGTTCTTTTGTCTTCTCTGTTCTAGGATAGTCTATCTTTAATTTATCGAAAGCCTTAGCTATACTTCTTGCCTCCCAAATTTCTACATTAAGACCACATTCTTTATTAAGTTGATGTAGTAAAGTTTTCTCTTTTTCTAAAAATTCTTGCTTTAATTTTTCAGCTTGTGCAACATTTACACGTATTCCCTTAGCTCTCATAGCAATTAGAATTGGCGATAGTTTTGTTTCTAAATCAAATATGGTTTGTAAAGAATTGTCATATATTTTAAATTTGAGATATTGCCAAAGTTTTAAAGTTAATGATGCATCTTGTTCCGCATAGAAGCCTACATACTGAGCTGGTAATTTATAAAGCTCCTGTTTAGCGTCTAGTCCCCAATCGGCCGCTGCTTCTTTTAGCTCTTGCTCAGACTTTGTTTCGCCTAACCAATCGAAGCCGAGAGAATTTAATGAATAAGAAAATCTATTTTCATCTACAATAGCTGCAGCTATCATCGTATCAATTATTCTTCCATTTTTAATATTTACTCCGTGAGCCCTTAACCAACCTACATCGTATGATGAATTGTGAAATATTTTATCTCCAGGACCACTTACAATGTCTTGAACCCAATCCATTACCATTTTATAATCCATATTAGAACCAACCTCATGACTGATGGGGTAATAACCAACAAAACCCTCTGTGGCCACACCAATACCTACAATATTACCGTCCATAGTAGGCCAACCTGGTCCTTTTTCCTTAATGTTTGGATCTTTTGTTTCTAAATCTATTGCTATTTCTTTTGCATTTTTTAAATCAGGAAAGTGTGTTGGAGGAGTCCAATCTGATTCTTTAAATACAAAATTTATTTGATGACTCATTCTGTGTAATCTCTTTCAATAATCATTTCACAATAATGTATTGCTTTTTTTATATCTGCTAATTTACCTTTGTCTTGATGTCGTGTTACATATTTAACTACATTTCCTTCTGCAAATAATAATTTATTTTTATTTATATATTGTGAAGGTTGAATGGGATGCTTTTTATAATGTCCACCGCCAACTTGTTTAAAGTAAGTTTTATTTGTCATAAATGTAAGTTATTTTTGGTTTATATTTTTTATGATATTCGTCTCTAATGATTCGTAATCTTTTACACATTAATTGTAATACTTTCAAACGTTTTCTTAATTGTGTTAATTCTTTTTTCATGATCTTTCTGCCGTTAAAATTGCAAAACCTATTTCTCTAATTATTTGAGGTACAA